TCAAGCCTGCCCAGTTTTCGGTTGTTGGCGATTAGCTCATCCGTCCACAAAGCCCCGTCAGTGTCATCAGTGAACCGGCCCAACAGGAAGCGGTTGCGCGCCCTTTCCGGCAGGCTGTCCAGCATACTGAGGTATTCAGGGTCGAGATTCTCCCGGTTATCGGAAGGGTTAATCAGGTAAAGCCGGTAGTTGTCGGGGTTCTTGTCCGGTTGCCCGCTGTCGGGGTCTTTCTTTTCCACGAACCGGCGATAGGTCCAATGCTTCTTACTTGGCGGGTTGAAGTCGTAGTAAGCCTTCAGCCTCAAGCCTTCTGTCTTTTGGGCCAATCGCGTCATTGCCAGGGTAATGCTTTGGAAGGGTATCTGGCTGCACTCGTTGAAATACAGGGTGGCGAACTCTAGCCCTAGTATCTTCTCGGTGCGCTCTTTGTCATCCAGCCCGCAGAACCATATCTCGGACTCATTGGGCAACTTAAGGAACCAATCAGTCTTGTTTAGATCGCAATGTTCCCAGACGCCAGGGAAGCATAACTTGAACACCTTTGGCAGCGTGTCGTAGATGACCGAGGCTTTGATAGCGTTGAACCTGTACCTAAATATCGCGTGTCGGCTCTCTGGCTCCTTCAATGCCCTGAGCACTACGGCTCTGACCAGCATGAAGGTCTTGCCTGACCTTGATCCACCACCTAAAGCACAGTGCAGAGCAGGGCTTATAAGGCAGTCCATAGCCGCATCCTGAGCCGCAGTCAGGTGGAAGCTAGACACTTTGGTCTTTGCCTGCGATGACTACTTGAACGGGGCCACCGTTTGCGCCTGAGTGTTCCCTTTTTTCTGACCATCCCATGCGGCCCTTTGTCCACCATATGAGGGATGTTGTATCGCCCGCTACAGCCTTCTGGTACAGCGTCTTTGCCACCATAGCGTTGGCTTTGGCTGCAGCAGTGTCCAACTCCTCCCGGTAATACTTGCGGAGGGTCTTGGAGTCTATGCCGATGACCAACGCGACATCCTCCTGCGGGATGCCACCGGCAATCATCGCCTCTACCGTGCGACGAGTGTTTTCGTTGGGGCTATGCGGCTCTTGCGCCATCGAACACCTCCCCAGTTACGGCATGGACTGCCTGCATTCCTGTAAAGTCCTGCCACCGCTTTATAATGACGTCGCAGTATTTGGGGTCTAGCTCCATCATCCTCGCATTCCTGGACGTCTTTTCACAAGCGATTAGTGTCGATCCTGACCCACAGAACAGGTCGACCACAATATCCTCTCCTTTGCTGCTGTTTAATATTGCCTCAGATGGGAGCGCCACCGGCTTTTGTGTCGGATGGACGTAACTGATTTGTGCATCCCTGCCAATGTTCCAAACCGTTGTTTTGCTACGGTCACCGCAAAAGAAATGCTTTCCGCTTCCCTCTTTCCATCCGTACAAAATAGGTTCATGTTGCGCCCTGTAATCTTGCCAACCCATCCCGGCAGATTGTTTCATCCAGATAATGGTCGAGGACTTCTTAAAACACTCGGCAAAGGTTTTCTCAAACGCTAGTTTTGGTGCTGATGCTGAGTCTGGATGGCAAACATATATACAGGCCAGCGGCTTCATCACTGCCGCGTAACACGTAAAGACGTCTCTGCAAAACTGCTCGAATTCTGACTCCGACATATTGTCATTTTTAATCTTTCCCAGATCATTCTTGCCACGCCCCGAATAGTCGACGTTATAAGGTGGGTCGGTAAACACCATATCGGCGCTCTGCCCATCCATCAGGCTCTCCACCGCGTCAATCGCCGTAGAATCGCCGCACATAAGCCGGTGGCGTCCTAGCACCCATATGTCGCCAAGCACCGTTATGGGCGTTTCTGGCGGCCCTGGGACGGCATCTTCATCGGTGAGGCCAGGGTTAAGGACTTCTGGTGTTAAGGCGTTAATCTCGTCAAGGGAAAACCCTGTTAGATCAAGGTCGAAGCCAAGCTCGGCCAATCCGTCAAACTCAACCCTGAGTAGCTCGTCATCCCATCCGGCGTTGAGCGCCAGCTTGTTGTCGGCAATGACCAGCGCCCTTTTTTGGGCTTCTGACAGGTAGTCTAGGACAATGGCTGGCACCTCTACCATACCAAGCTTTCTCGCGGCCATAAGGCGACCATGCCCTGCGATCAAACCGTTATCGCTATCAACCAGCAATGGGTTAGTGAAACCAAACTCCCTGATGGATGCCGCGATCTGGGCTACTTGCTCTGCCGAGTGAGTCCTAGCGTTACTTGCGTATGGAATCAGGCTATCCACAGGGATATAGGCCAACTCCCTTTTATGGTCGGGAGCATGGGATTTGGATGGCGCACCTGCTGGCATCATGCGTACTCTGCGCAGTGTTCTGCACATAATTGCACATGCTTTGGGTTGTGTCTAGCCCAAATAGTCGCCAGTCAGTAGCCAGTCACTAGTGACTATCCGCGATAACCATCATCAACGGCATAGTCGAGCCACTCCTGCACCCATTGGCTAAACGGCATACCCCTGGACTTCGCCGCTGCCACATACGCCGCTTTCCGTGCTGCCGTGACCCTGACATGCACCACGGAGGTTGCCCGCTCGGAGGCGGGCTTAGGGGGGCGTCCACCGGGGTGGGTCACTGGTTACTCATCCAGTCGATATGGCGCACGTAGGCCCTGTACCATTGGCGACATACCGCATTGAACCCAGCCTCGTCGTCGCCTCCGTATGAAATCGTCGAACCGCTGATCGCTCCATTATCGCAAATTTGATTGCCGAGCGAGCCTTGTTGGCCGTTCATATCCACATAGACATACCCGGAGCCGGGGCGGCTAAACTCCAGTGTCCTGCCCAGTTTTTTGCTTTTGATTGTGAGTCTCATTTATTTTACTCCCTATTCCGGGTCGGCCCCGGTGCCGGGCTGCGTTGTGCTGCCCTTTGAGATCATTATAGTTATCCGCAACACAAATACAAGGAATCTGTCATGGTATTTTGTTATATCACTTCATTTCTGATATTCATGTGCTAATACCGGCCATTTTAGCCTTTAGCTCTCGGATTTTGGCTTTGTATTCGGTTTGTATGGCCTTTAGTTCCTCCACCCGGTACTGCCTTGGCTCCTGCGGTCCCTCAAGCGCCTGTAATCGCTCTGGGCCAATTTTCTCAAGCAGCCTGGCTCTGTATAGGGCAAGGTTGCCGGAAAGCCAGTCATTGCAATGGGCGCACTGTGAATGGACGTTGTCAGGGTTATACCGCAGTTCAGGAAATCCGCCCACCGGCTTGAAGTGTCCCGCGTGGCGCTGTGAGCCGGTATCACGATTGCAGGATATGCAGGGTAACCCGTGGTCGCGTAACCTGACCCACCGATTAAAGATTGCCTGCGTTTCCTTGTGGTGGTCGCCAAGGGTTTTCAGGCGCTCTAAATCCGCCCGTTTCTTCTCACGCTTGGCCTTGGTTTCCTTGCCTCGATTGCGCAAGATGGCGCATTGCACGGAACAAACCACCTGCGTGCTCGAGCGCGGCTCAAACATCCGGCTACATACGCGGCAGGCTTTAGGCTTTGGGGTTTTCACGGATCACACCCTTTGCCGATACCGTTGCCGCTCGCGTCGGTAAAATCCTTCCAATGCACCCACCCTTTCGGGCAGTGAAAACCCCAATTACGCACGACAGGTCCAGTAATGAACAGTGTCCACGCCGGACCCTCTGCCAGTACAATCCGGTGTGCATGCGTTGCCCTGCGAAAGACCGGCACAAACCGCCTTATGCGCTTCCAGTGCTGCCATCCATGAGGCGGAAACGGAAGCACCTCTATCAATCCACCCTTGAGCAAAAAAGACACGCTGGCCCACGGGTGATCATGGAGCGCCCTGTCATCGTCGTTACCCATAAACTTGTGAAGGTAAATGTTAAACAGGGGATTGCGCGGCACCAGATGCCAACGGTGCAGGTAGTTCTCGCCTATGATTCGATGCGGCTTCACGCTGGCACAATTCCACGAACCCAACTGCTGACCGGATACTTCCTGCCCTTGGGCTTAGTGTACCCAAGCGCGGCGAATCTCGACTGAAAGCTGCCATCTTCATTCTTGAAAACAGCAATCGGGCTTTCGGGTTCCGCGACTGCGATGCGTCCCATGATTTCGTGAATGGATTGTGATCTCATGCTCTTACCCCCTCTTCCTGCAATGGAATTGGCTCAAAATGCAAAACACTTAACTCCCAATACGCTGGAATCTCGATTACGCCATATTCCCCGGTCTGCGCCTCGTTATAACTCGCAGCACACAGATAATCGCCGTCCCCGTGATCGAATAGTTCGGAGTCTTGCGCGTCAGATAAGATGCTGTTTAATTCGGCCACTGTTACGCGCCCGTTTACCCCAAAAATAAATGGGTCATCTCCCGACAAATAAAATATCTCGATAAACAGATTTTCCTTTTCAACACTCCTCGCCATTATCTCGGATATGGATTGTGACCTCATGCGTTTTGCTCCCTCTCGATTTCCGCGTATTCCGTCAAGTAAAACACCCCCCGACGCAACTGCCAAACATCTGCTCTTGCTCTGTGCTGAAATCAATATCTGACAATGGAATTGCTGCTTGCGTGAGCCACAAATCGGGATCGACTGATTGAATTTGCTTCTCAAACTCCACGGCCTTGGCAAAGTCTTCCGGGGCGCTTTCCTTTTGCCACTTCCACTCGCCTTGTGTTTTATTTGGGCACATCCAGCAGCTAGATCGCGGAGGGTCTGGCCATCCCATGCGGCGAACCAGTGCAATACAGTCGCCGCGATTCATACGCTTTTCGATCAATGGGTATCGGTGCTGCCACTTCCCGGTAGGCTGTGAGCACCGGCGCATTTCGTCAATACTGAACCCCATCCAGATATCAGCCTGATCTACACCTTGATCGCTTGCCCATCGTTGCATGACGCGCTTTTTCCACTCGTTGCTGCAAAAGGTTGGCAGCTTGCCTACTCCATCACCTTCCGTGGTAAAGGCCGGGATTAAAATATCGTCGTTGCGCATTAGATCGACTGTGGCATAAAGGCTCTTTGGCACCACGACCAAATCAACACCAGCGGCGCGCAATGCGGGCCGCACCCATTTTTCCAGATAATCCCAGGTCGTGGATAGCTCGCGCTCTGTGTCCACGATAATAGCCATATCAGGAGTCAGCTCGCCCATACAAATTAGGGCCGCAATCGCTGACGATTGTGTGCCGCCACCGCTTGACCATATTTGCGTTCTCACATCAGCCATTTTGTTCCCTTTCTAGCTCCGCGTATTCCGAATCACGCGATGCCATAATCTTCATTCGGATTGATCAGCGCGTAACCCTGTTTTGAGTAATCGCGCAGTATCGTATCAATGTATTCCGTGCCCTGCTTTTTGTCCATGCGGCGCGTCACCGGCAAGACGTCCATTGAGGCGAGTTTTTCCTCGTAGGTCAGCGCATCCTTGATGCACTTGTCGTACAGTGCCTTAAATTCAGGGTCTGACGCGCGCAGTATCGGAACCCCTATGGTTAGCTTGCATTCTCGGCGAACATCCTTCACAGACTGATCACCGGCCTGTGCGGCTATCTGCGAGTATAGAGCGTAAAACATCGCATTCTGGTCAAGGCTTCGCTTTTCCGGCACTAACTCAAATACCGGGCGCTTGCCTGTCAGCCTGAACTGCCCGACGAAATCCAGGAAGGCAGTGATAGCGGATTCCGTGGACAAATCAAAACGCATCTTTCGCGGCTCGCTCATCATATCAGCGCTTGCAGGTTGTGCGGGGATAGGGTGAAGTCTTTCATATCAATTCAATCTGCGGCGATTCTGCGCGGTTTCTAGCGATACGGTTTTGCTGCCTCATTTTCATATCGTGCCGGTTGTGGCATCGCTGACATAGTGCCGCTAGGTTCATCAGTCCTGCGGCTTCCGGCCTATGGTCAAAAACATGGGCGGCGGTTAACACCACCATGCTGTATGTTTCGGGGTGTGGCTCCCTGTTTTTCGCCCCGCACCACTCGCACTTATTCTGCGCTCGGATAAAGCGGACAAAACGACTTCGGCGCTTCCAATCTGCCGGATAACGGGCTTTATTTTCCGGTCTGATTGGCATACCTCACCCTCTCCGCTCGTATAGTCAAATGCGTTTTCACTACCGGCCTCAGATGCTCCGGTACTGCCTCAACCGCTGCCCTGCGCTCTGCTAGGGATTTCATGGCGGCGATCTGCTCTGCGTATTGGCGTGGCCATAGCTCCTTAGTCTTTGCCGGCATTGTCCAGCTTCCTGCACTGCTCAACCATTTCGTCGATAGCGTGGCGAAGCACTGGCCAGTCCTGATACTCAATAAACACCGTCCCGCATTCCGCTAAATCGTTTTGACCGCGCAGCTTGATAAACGGCCCCGCTGCTTCGTCGTCAATCTCAACCGTGTATCCGCGTTCGCTAAATAGCGGCTCAGACTCTGGGTGCAGCGTTACTTTCGTCGTTGTGGTTATCATCTAACCCTCCTCATCGTTTGGTGCCTGCGCTGCTGATTCCGCTAGCTCTAGTAGCCCCTCCAGGGCGCGGGCGATGCGCTCTAGGCTTTCGGCTATGTTGTCTGCGGCCATTTGCTCGGGTATGAAGTCTGGAATCATCATGGCGTGGCCTCTATGCTGCGAACATTTCGTAATTGATTGAAGGCTTTTCCGGTTTATTCAGTGCGACCAATAAATCAACTGTTGCGCTATTCCTTTCCGAAAAGCCTAGCGCGTGCAAATTGTGATCATTGCGCAGTATTGCCAATGCGATGGCCTTGTAACTTGGAGCACGACAGGATTTCATAACACCATCATGTAACTGATCCGGAATACCATCAGCATAACAACGCGCTTCCCATATCTGGATATAATCCATTGCTCTTTTGGTAATGGTATTCCCAGTGCTGTATTGCTCGCTCTGCCTCTTTGTTTGCCAGTAGCCGCTGCTCATCCGTTAATTTTCCCCATGCCAAGCGTGTTATGTCTTCCGGTATTCCATGCGCGAGCGCAACGGCGGCATGACCCACCCATGCTTTGCGATTGATTGAGTAATCAGTTAACGCGTTTTCGCAGCTATTCGGCCACTCGCTTACAACACGCATCATAAACCGCCCGTACAGCTTGTGATCGCCGGTAAACTCCACCGCCTTGTTGATAGCGGACTGCCGGTTAGAAACCGCTCCCCACATGTTGGCGTCGATTTCTTCCCAATCCCAATATGGAATGTAAACGCGCTTAAACTTCATCGACCATTGCCTCTTCAAAGTTTTCCGCATCCCAACTCCTGGAAAACTCCTGATTCTGAAACAGCGCGGCAACACCTGTGATTTGCTTCAAGCGCAACAGTTCATCAGGAGACATGCCGATATGCTTGCATATCCACGCATCGCCCTTGCCCATTTCGACAAGCTCCGCAACGATAGTGCTCATCAGCTCTATGTTGTGCGATCCTCGAGCACGGTTGTGGCGAATGGTAGAAGCCATCCTGTCGTGCATTTCTTTTTTCAACACAACTACCGGGAGCATTCCTTTTTCGCGCTCGTTAATCCTGGCGCTGTCGCGCAACACGCAATAACGGTGAAACCCATCCACCACGACATACATATCGTTATCGTGGTCGTACACCACAACAACCGGCTGTGTGTATCCGTCTTCCCAAATTGACGTTTCGAGCAATGCCATTTCAGGTGGGGCAACGCTGTTCGGGTTGTAGTCGTTCGCTGTGACCTGAGTTATCGGAACGCGCTTCACGCTGTAAACAGGTGAGTCGTATTCTCTGGCATACGATCCATCGGCCTGGTGCACTTCGTCGCCAGTCAATGGTGGATTGAATACGCAAATCAGCGTGACCTCTTCCAGCGCCTCAAAGTAATGCGCATCGTGCTTGTCGAGCACATAAGTTGTGTCCGCCTCGATTGCCCAGTATTCCCCGGTTTCTGCATTGGTCAGCAATCCTTTACCGCTGATGCAATAGCACGATTCAAGGTGATTTTTGTAATGCCAAAATTGCCGCTCGCCGACAGGTATAACGGTTTTGGTAAGCCCGTACCCCATGCCGTCGGACTGGAGCAAAATTCGATTGCTCACAAACCCGCCTTTCGGGCAGCTTACAATCCTTTCCTGTACAAGCTCTGACGTTCTGATAACTTTCATAATCTCTCCCTATACGCTGCTGTATTTTTGTTGAATAACTTTCTGCCTTTCCATTTGCGACTTTGTTGGAGCTAACCCAAGGTACTTGCAAGTGTGGTCGTTTTTAAGAATCGTCATTGCAAACCGCTTCCAGCTCGTTACCTCGCTGTTGTGTGCGTGAAGTCCGTCGAGATGATCTGGCGGAACCTTGATAACCACGCGGCGCAAATTGTTCTTTCCGTGCGGCGTGGTGCCATTGGTCTTGTACCGAACGCCGTTCATTGCCAAATCAAATATTACACTCTCTTTTAGTCCGCGCCCCACCCTTCCCCAAAACTGTATGGACTGAATGAAGCGCGACTTAAAATTTACCGCTGACGCTTCAGGCAACGTGCTCAACAGAAATTTAACAAATGACTTCCATGTATGTCCTTCCGGTAATTTGAAACTGTTGTAATTTAACTGCTTGCCATACGTTGCAACAAAGTTAGCGCCTCCTACTCTTGAGCAAAGCCGCGCCCATGTGTGACCATCAATCACACGGTAAAGATTCAGGCTTGATTTTGATTCGCTCATAAATGGGCTGGCAACGCGCATTTTTGAGATAGGAACACCGGCCATGTAGAACGTGTCATACAGCTTGTTGTAGTCCCATTCAAACTTGGCATTCGCCACCCAAATATCACGAGTTCGCCAGTCGTATATCGGATAGCAGTTGTAAACGTGTTCGGTGTTTTTCTTTGTCCATGCGTGGCCTGACAGCGTTTCTTTCGCGTCATTCATAATCGCCCGAAACCGATTCAGGCTTTCATCAGTTCGGATGCCGATTAAATTCGCTGTTCGCTTACCCTGGCTGTACCACTCCGCGAACATATCCCAAAACTCATCGTAGTGCATGTGCTCTCTGAATTTATCGCCGAATGGGTGATTGGAAAGATTTACAATGTAATCCTGTTCTGGCATCGGCCTGATCCATCGGTGTCGGTCGCTTTCACCCCAGCACTGCCAATCAACCTCATAGGATGAAACAGTGCAAGGCAGGGTAATCGGCATACAGCACCAATACACTTCAAGGCGATCTCTGTTTTCCTGAATCATACGGTGCATGAAATCCAGCGAGTATTCGTAGTTCGCCTCGTTGTCGAGTATCTGAATTCCGATCTTGCGCTCTATCCCGCGCTCTTTCATGTACTGCAAAATCAAATTGAGCATAACGCCTGAATCTTTCCCGCCTGAAAACGACAGGTAAATGCGCTCAAAATTGGCGAATATGAAATCCAGTCTTTCGATTGCGGCGTCGTATACGTTTACGTCTTTGTAAACCCTTGTGCTCATGGCGTAATCCCCAACTGCTCGTTAGTCCTGCGCCGGATTGCCATGACGAGGAATGGATTGAAGCCGCCCGCCTTCCGCGCCCGAATAAAGGTTCTCAGGGGTGAGCCTGACTTGGCTCCAATGTCAGGCCCGCGAGCGATAACATTGTCCTGCGCCATCGCGCTTAACAGGTTAGCCGCTGATACCGCGCTCAGTCCGATAGCCTCTGCTGCTGAATATTTCGTCACGCTGTCCATCGTCTCAAACAGCTTGAGCACTGCTTGACGCTGGGCGCTTCTTGGCTTGTGTTGTTTCATTGCTCTCTCCCTTTCCGCTCGTCGTAGTCTTTATTAAATCCTGCGGGGTCGTAATGAACCGTTCTGACGTAGTGCATCGCCCCGTCTGTTTTTAGCGCATACACCTCGTCGGGGCGACGGTATGCGATTACACCGTCTATCCACAATGCTTTGTCCTCCTCCATCGTCACACGCTTGGAAACCATGTAATCGCGCAGCCACCCACCCATTTCGTGAGTCTCGCCATCGTGCGTGCCTCCGATTAGTTTGCGCTTCATTGCTCTCTCCCTTAGTTA